TCTGGTCGCGCTCGTACGGGAGTGCTCCAAGGTTGTACTCACTTACGCAATCTTCGCTATCCTCTGCCTGGGCATAAACGAAGGCGCGCCCGTTCTGATCCCACATCACATAGGTTAGTGTGCCTGTTACCTGGCCATAAGCTGCAGTAACCTGGCCACCACTCTTAGCATGAAGCGTAATGCGAAGCAGCTCGCATCCGATAGCCTCTGTGGCTTTTTCAAAATCAATTGCTCTCATAATTGTATTCTCGTTTTAAATTAGATATTTCGTTTTAGAATCCAGCGGACCTCACGGCTGGCTGGAGTGTGGTTGTCGAACTATTGGCATATACAACCGTAGCCTAAATAAACTCTACTAACCTATGAATAATAATCATCTATGTATAGGGGGGGGGTATCGCACCACCCGCTCATCCAAGGCTTTTTAACCATTCTGGTTGCTCTGTTTTACCAGCTTTCCCCTATTACCACCAGTCTTTCCAGGGCGTCATCCCAGGACCTCTCACGGCGCAGACATCAACTTATCTGGACGGGTTCCTACAACTTATTCTTGTGGTAGAGCTTTGAAGTGGATTCTACTCAGGGAATAGCTCGCTCTCAGGCTTTCCAAGCTCCTGGGCGATGATACTCCTGTAGATAGGGCGAACCTTGGTACGACCGGCCAGCCAGTTATACACAGCTGAAGGATCTACGCGGCAGGCTGCTGCTATCTCATTGATCTTCTGGTTGCGAACAGATATTGTCTGTTTTGGCAAACTCTCAATTACTTCCTTAAATGTCATCGTTATAAATTTTTAATTTAAAATTTTGTTGTTTCGAAAATAATACTTACCTTTGCGGTGCAAATTATTGGTTTCGCTGCAAAGATAATACTTTTAGACGAAATGCGTGACACTTTCGATTGAAAAAGTTATTTTTCGAGCGAATATTTAACTCTTATTAGCACGAATGAGTGATTTATTAACGATAAACGACCGGATTAAGTACGCAATCGAGCACGAGGGCCATACCATAGCAACCTTTGCTCGAAAGTGTGGTGTTGCCGATGGTACCATCAGGAACCTCTTTAGTAGAGGGTATAAGCCAGGCTACGATTTAACGGTCACTATCATTAATGCTATCAATCAGCCTTGGTGTGACGCCAACTGGCTCGTAATGGGTCAGAAAACAGAGCCAGTAGTACAGGATGAGGATACCAAGAAGCTGCTGAAGATTATCGAGGATCAACAGAAGATGATCGCCGACCTGCAGAAGCAAAACGCCAAGCTCACAGACAGATTATTATCAGCCACAGATAAATAACACTTACATGATACAATATGCGGATTTCGGACACTACTCCACTCCAGGACGGTGCCCTAATGTACAACTGTACATTAAATACAAAACTCAACATACAAGTTTCGGACAGCCATCCGAAACCATTTCATTATTATTTTCACGTAACTCACTGGTTTTCAACACCCTACCACAAAACAAGAAAATCCTGCCTCCGCAACAATATTGGGATAACTTGCTGATTTTCAGTGGAGTATCCCATTTTCTCTTTAGAAACTCGGACAAAATCCGGAATAGAGGCAGCTTTATAGCTGTACTACTGGTGGTTGTAGAACTTTGGCATTACACGTATTGAACCACCAGTATGGAAAAGGTAAGTATAAACGACCTGAACGAGTGGACCTATCCTGTACTGCATAGCGGTAAGGAATGGTACGTGGATTTCTTCGCATACGATCCTGCTAGAGGAAAAATGCGAAGAAAGAAATTCATGTTGGATAGGTACAAGACTGCCAGAGCAAAGAAAACCATAGCTGCAGAACTTATTCATAACCTGGTTGCAAAGCTGAAGAACGGCTGGAACCCATTCGTAAACGCTGGACGTACGAGACTGTTCACACCATGGGCGAAGGTAATGGAGCGATATCGCCAGTATCTGGAGACTGCAGTATCCAAAGGTCAGCTGAAGGAAAAGACTGCCTACGACTACAGATCGAGGCTACGCCAGCTGGAGCTGTACCAGGAAGAAACCGGAAACACGCTTGGCCAGGTAAGCCAGTTCTGCAGGGAGTGGGCCGTGGATTACCTGGACTATCTGCTGTATGATAAAGATGTAACCGCGCGCACACGTAATAACCACCGCACTTACCTGAGCACTCTGGGGGCATGGCTGGTAGATAGGCGCTACCTGACACAGAACCCCATCGAGGATATACGCATGCTGAGAGAAGAGGAAAAGCATCGCGACCCATTATCAGAACGCCAGCTGCAGCAGTTAAAGGAATACTTGAACGAGCATAACCCTTATTACCTACTGGCCTGCCTGATGGTGTACTATGCCAATATACGCCCTGAAGAGCTCAGGAACATCAAGCTGGGCGATATCTCTATCAGCGATCAGAAGATAACTGTGCGCTCAGAGATATCAAAAAACCGTAAGACTCAGAGTGTAGGCCTACATGATGAGATAGTACGCCTGATGATACGCCTGCACACCTTTGATGGTACCGCCGATCAGGATTACCTGTTTGGTCGCGATCTACGCCCATCGAGGGAACAAACGTATATCAACCACTTTCGCTATGAGTGGCAGAAGGTTCGCCAGGCACTGCATTGGGATAGCAGGTTCCAGTTCTACTCGCTGAAGGACTCTGGTATCCGCGATGGTATCAACGCCATGGGCCTGGTGTATGCGCGCGATCAAGCTCGCCATAGTGACGTAGCTGTTACCAACCTCTACGCCAAACCTAGCCACGAACCGCACGAAGAAAGCAAACATTGGGATGGAAAACTTTAAATATAAAAGATATGGGATTTATGAGTTATTTGATAGTTGATGTTTGTCCTGAAGGCGAAACGACAGAACAACGCGCTGCCAGGCATCGAAGACAGGATGAGATATGGTTGCGATTAAAGAGAGAAGCGAGGCGAAGGGGAATAATTAAGAAGGCGACACGCACACTACTAAAAGGGATAGTTATTCTGCTATCGTTTGTAATACAGGCTGTAGTTATATATATTGTAAGCCTGCTACTATCTCGATACGTACATTAACATAGCAGCCATGATTGCGCTTATAACCCAGCCCATAACCTTTATGGCTATCTCCAGGTTCTCGACGCGCTGTTCTAATTCTTCGTTTGTCATACTTACGTTAGATTTTTGCTGCAAAGTTAACACATTTCTTTATATATCTGCAGGACATGTTAAGAAAAACATGATTTTTTGACACAAAAAGCCCGTACTATTCATCACGAACTGTACGGGCACCACCAGCTATGATTAAGTTATGGAAAGGGGGAATATTGGGAAATGAAACGAAATGAAAAGATTCATTCTATATATTGTTGTTTTAGATATTCAGCTATTAGCGATTTAATTTCTCGTAATCCTCGCCGAAACGGATAAAACAGTCGCAGAGTCGGCGAAGCTCGCGCAATCCATCGAGAGAGATAGCAGGTGTTTCCTGCTGATTGATAATAACCTGGTACTGGTATTCGAGGCCTTCGTTACCGGCCATCGATGCAGTTTCTATCTGTATTAACTCGTTTTGTGCCATAATACTAATATGCTATAATTTTTGATTCAACCTCGATGGTGGCATCAGCCTCGATAAGTACAGGCGTGTTACCACGAACACTGTTAATACTACATTCTATGTATTGGGATTTACGCGCCAGCGAACTACCATCCACAGAATGCTTAACTTCTATCTCCAGCTTCACTTCGTCATCCATCATCATCTGCTGCAGATTTTTGATTAATTCGTAAACCTTCATAACATTAACCTTGAAGTATTGCAGCCAGGAACACCATAAAAAAGCAGAAGCCTACAGCGAGAGTAGTAGAAGCTGCGAGGGCCAGCGAGGGCTGCAGCTTACGGTACGTAGCAACGATTTTTGTTCCCAAGGTGGGAATTTTTTGTTCCCAAGCTGGGAATAAATAGTTCCCAAGGTGGGAATTTTTTACGGGCACTACAGCGGGATTTGTCTGGCTGTAGTCGAACGGGATTTCAAGTTGGATAGCTTGTTTCATAACCTAAAGCTTTTTTAATTGTTAATACTCTTTGCCGCTTGGCCCTTCGGGGAAAAAGGGTGGCGGCTGTCAGTCCCCGTTGCAAAGCCGATAGTCACATCCTGGAAAGGTGTAATTTTCGCGGAAACCTCCAGCCGCCATGTATAGAGTATGGGCATTAAAAAAGCCCTACCATTATGTAGTGGGCGAAATACTGGTGCCCTCCCCAGGATAGACTTATCTATCAGCTTTGCGGTGGCAAAAGTACGAAGAATTTCGCTAACAAGCAAAAAAAAATAGTTAAGTAATATTAAAAGCGCTAACTTTTGTGCAAAGTGGGCAGTTTTGCAAGATGCAGAGCGCCTGAGCACAAGAAAAAAAACGGAATCTACCCGTCGCGAGCCGATTCCGAAACACCCATAATAACTAAAAAACCTAAAACTATAAATATTACTACTTAACCTTATTATATTATATAAACTAACGTATACCCACCTTACGTCTAAGGCGATCTGTTACTAACCATAATACAATTATAATAAGTAATATGAGTTCTACCCTATTCCACAATTGTTTGTACCAAGGTTCTTTTTTCTCGACCACGGTTGCTTTATTATGATCGTGAAGCAAGGAATCCACCTTCGCCTGTAGGATTTCATTCGATTTGAATAGGGAATCTGTCTGCCTGAACAGCTCTTGGTAGTATTCTTGCGTACTCTCCGACGATGTATGTTCGCGCTCGATAATTTTGGTGATAACGATTTTCTCCTTGACGGTGTCTCCCTTTTCGTTGAGAAACGTAGTGCGACTTGTGTCGCGTACCTCACTGCTTTTAAACGAATCTACCAAAACTGTCTGTTTCTCAAAGATACTCTTCTGCCACGTTGCCGTAGCGTGAATCAGCGAATCAACGCTTGAAGTAAGCTCTGATATGTGCCGATACTGCAAATCCGTTTCTACCATACTCTTCGTTGAGCAAGAGGTAAGGAACAGAATCGACAATAATATAGCCAACAGAATACCACTCCAGAAACAAGCCTTATAAGAACCTGTACTCCTTTTCAGTTTCTCTTCATAATAATCTTTCATAAGCTATAGTTTTTTAATTCCAAATTCTTTCGCAAACCTACGATACAGCAGCTTTCTGTCTGACAGGCCGTTAGTACCGCCATTGATTACCTTTGTAGCTTTATCTACGTCCTCGGTGTCGGCAATCTCGTTGAGATTATTTTTCTCCCAGAACCACATTGCAGCTACTTGATTCAGAGGGTACTTAGCAACGCTATCCGGATCCTTGATAACGCTCTTAGTACAGAGGTCGTACTTACTGAATAGCTCATAATTGAATTTTCCAGTAAGCATAATATATCCGCGTCCGCGATATTTCCAGCCATCGCCTGATGCTTCGTTTCCGTTGCCCATACGATTGGCATATACGCGGTTAGCTATCTTCTGAGGTTGACGTGCGTAAGAGTCGGCATCGGTTCTTATCTTAAAGTACTTAGGAAACACTTTTAACAGCCCATCGGCTGAATAGTTGAGGTTTTCTTCGGTTGATTTCAGATACGCACTCTCAAAAATTGTCTGTGCAAGATACATTGCCACTCGCTTGTAGCTAACATCGATACCAAAGGCGTGTGCCCACATATTGAACGATGCTACATAGTTATCTAAGGCTTCTTGTGTTGGCGTAGCGATACCCACAAGTGCCCTGCGGATAAGTTGCTGATTGATGACTATCTGTGCCCTGTTTTCTTCCATAGCTATTTCTCCTTATTCTTTTTCTCTGTATCAAGATACTCTGCCAGATACGGAATCTTCTCAATAAACTTGAAACGAAGTATAAAATAGAGGAAAGAAACCACATACCAAGGTGCAGTGCGCTCTACAAATATCTTCTTGCAATTCTTCAAGACATTAAGACCATAGAAGTATATAACAACGTAGGTAATGAAGCTGACACATTGGGCAGCACCTGTCATTTGGCCTTTTGCCCTGCCTATAACATAGATTGCCGCACACAGAACAAAGAAAACCGTAGCGTGGCCGATACACACAAGAGCTTTCTTTAGAGAAAAGTCCTCTCCCTTCACCATACCGCTTACATAGCCGAATGCGAAATTTGTAAAGAAGATAACAAACATCGAAAACAACTCTCCCTCTATCGGTTTGAGGTAGGCTGCTATAGCGATAAGTATGCTAACGAAAAAATCCTTATAGCGTTCTAGCATAATCCAATAACGTTTTTATATAAGGGCAAAGCCGTTAAGCCCCACCCTTATTATGATACAAATTACTTCTTTTTCTTATCCTTGGGCTTCTTTTCCTCTTCGGCTTCTAATGGCTCACAGATAATCTCTGAGAGTGCAGTAGTCTGTCCGAAAGTCCAGTCGTTAGAATCCATCATCTTACCGAAAGCACTCTCTGAGATAGGCTCGATGTTGATGGTAACCTCCTTCTTAGCGAACTCTTCAACGGACTTGGTAACAAGATCGTTGTAAGCTTTGAGCACCTTGATGAAAGCATCATACTCAGCAGCACCCATAGGCAGCTTGCTTGCATCAGCCTTTGGTGTGTGAATAATACGCTCATACTCCCGTGCCTTCTGAAGAGTTTCATCGAATCCGCCCTCATACTTGGGCTTCATCTTCTCGGCAGCATCCTTGGAATCCTCGTCAAACTTGGTAGCGATAGGTTTCAAGGCGCGGGTAATCTTCCAGACCTTAATCTTGTCGGCATCTTCCATTGAACCGTACTTTGCCGCGTTCAGAATGTTGTACGCTGCCAAAATCTCCGATGTCTTAATACTTTTCTCCATAATTTTTAATTTTAAATATTCTATATTGTTAATAACTTTTTCTTTTCTTCGTTATTTAGTACCACGAAATACAGATAACCATCCCTTTTTCTGATAATCTTCGTATAATGTGGCAGCGAATTCTCTGTTTCCTTAATCGTATCTATCAAAGTGAAACTTTCAGTCATTACGGGTTGATGGATTATCTCCCCTGTTTCCTTATCTATACACTCAGTTTGCATTACCAACAATTCCTGACCTTCGTGTATCTGTGATTTTGCGATTTCAAAGAACAATATCTTTATAGGCTTATACAGTATATCTGTAGCTCTAACAGCACGTCCTGTATATTGGAATTTCAGAATTCTCTCCCTACGCGGCGTTTGCAAATCCATCTTGATAAACGATTTTATTGATTTCACTTCTATAGTCAACAGCAGTTTCGAGAATACGCTTCATCTTACGATGCCACATATTCCTATGTTTCTCTTCATCAATAACCCTTCTTGCTTCGTGAAGCAACTCAAAGAACTCTGGATATATTTCTTTCCAGTAGTTTATAAGATTACCCACAGCGAGACTTTTCATACCACCTTTGATACCACTCCAAGAACGGAAGGCAGCAATAGCGTTACCTTTCTTTATGATGCGCTTGATTCTTCTCTCTGCACGTCTGCGATTATCAGACTTCATTCTTGCACCATGAGAGTTGATCATAGCACCAAGAAATTCAAATCTCTCCTCAGTACAATTAACTATACGCCAATTACTTTTTAGCGTCTGACCAAGAAGATCTTTTGTTTTATCGCGTAACACTCGCGCGGCAGTATGTAAGTAATTAGAATCCGTATGAATCATTACTTTATCGTCACAGAAACGCTTATAGCCGCTAATTTGCATAATAATAAGCATATACCAATCAAGTTCTGCGTGGTAGATATGTCCGATAGGATTGCTCGATGGTACACCAAGAGCAAGACCTTTATCCTCTGGTAACCTATCTATCATAACATCACACAGCCATAGAAGCCAACTATCCTTGATATGTAAACGAAGAATCTGTTTTAAAACGTTATGAACCATTGTTGGGTAATACTTAGAGGTATCACCAATAAATACCATCACGTTCTTACGCCCATGTACCAAGCGTATAACCTGTTCGCGTAGTTCGTGCTGCCCTTTTCCTTTTATCGATCCGTAACAGCTCTGTGGAATAATCTGTTTCTGTTCCCAGAATACATACATAAGACAGTCGGTAAGCAGAGTGTCTACAATCAAATCTTCGGGTTTTGATTCGTAAATAGTACGCATCTTCTTCCCTTCTTGACGTTTGAATATAATAAACTCTCCAGCTTCCCATGCTTGGTATCGTAATTGATAATAGATACGATTGATGTTTTCTTCGTAATTTTCAAAGAAATCCATCCAACGTTGACGCTGGCTGTCCGTCCATCCATTTTGTTTGGATGAACGTACAAGCCTTTCCGTTATCAGCATCAACCTTTCGCGTGTAAGGAATTTCTTTCTTATGTTTCCTATTTTCTTCATTTTAATTTTGCATTTTATACTCTCTAAGAGTGCTACTGATTGCGGTGCCGTATCTTCGTTCGGACTTATTCACCTCGGAAGGTTTGCCTACTTGCTGTCTATAAGCGACACCTAATGTCATTGCGCAACCTTTGGCGCACGGGTTAACTCCTTGTTGTTTTTAGACTGTTTCCAGCCAAAGTAGTTCAGCGACCCCGCCTATTCCAGTTCGAGTTGGAAGCGTCATTGTTGACGTTCCGCGCGAACGCACCGCAAATCGCACCATTGTTCGAATTGCCGCCAGCGGGCGAAGTTAATCCGTTTGCGGTTCTAAAGCTCACCGCAGCTAAATCTCAGAGGCGGCCAATTAATCAATTTGGTCGCTAACGCTCCCGTGCATCCTACGCGGAAGCACGTTCAATTACCGATTTTCTCAAAGCACAGCGACCCCGCCAAGCCCAGTCCGAGTTGGAAGCGTCATTGTAGACGTTCCGCGCGAACGCACCGCAAAGCGCACCATAGCCCGAATCGCCGCCAGCGTAGAACACTCTGCTTGTAGAAGTATTACTCCACTGACCATCAGGGAATCCTCCTCCTGTTTCAGTACCGATACCGAAATTATTAACATTCTTAGGATAGGTACTTGAAAG